ACAGTATGTTGAGTCAACGACAGAATACCACAAGGTAGCTAACCCCATCATATCACCGATTGATGGGGTCAGGATGAGGCTTCCGAAAGCTTGTGAGCAAAGTCTCGAAGTCGCACGCCAGTGCGGTCCTTTGCTTCGCTATTGCCATCCTGTCGTGCCTGATAATGGCTGGTACAACACTGTCGCCGCTTTTCGGAAGCGTTGCAATTATTTCAGTGCTAAACGTGCCTCGCCTCACATTGTTGACTCTGCACAACGGCTCGTCAAAATAATCTGTCCGAAGCCGTTACTTGCCTTCGAATGGACCGATAGTCTTTACCAATCATGGTTGTCCAAGTTCGGCACCGAGAAACGACAACGCATGGATAAAGCACTTGAATCTTTGGTTTCATCCAACCTCAGTGATTACACTGGGAAGGAAATTTTTGTGAAAGTCGAAGCTCTTCTCGTTGGACATAAACCCAATTGGGCGCCCCGTGTTATTTTCAAGGGGTCAGACGTCTATAATGCAATTTCTGGGCCCATTTTTAATGAGCTCATGAGACGTTTTGACCATTGCCTTGAAAACATGGGGGGGCCTTACAGGTTTCACAGTTCATATCGGAAAACGCCTTGTGAATACGTAAAGTATATCGAGATGAGGGGTGACGAAAAGGAGTTCTATCTTGAAGCGGATTTTTCTTCGAACGACAAGTTTCAATGCAGTGACGTTCAATTGCTTGAGATTTCGCTAATGAGGATGCTTGGTTGCCCGGAATGGTTTGTTCGTCTTCATATGAAGAGCAATTCATTCCAGGTTCGTAACGCCAAGCATGGTATCAAAGCCGATCTCAAGTACCAATTCCCAACAGGTGCGACGGATACTACTTTCCGCAACACCTTTTGGAACGCCTGCATCTTGTATTCTTATCTTTTGAAGGCGAGACCCGTTTCTTGTGACGCTCTGCTCCTGGGCGATGACATGCTGGCCCGGCTCACGGGTGTTTGTCGTTATGCTGAAAAAACCTACACTTCCATCGCGAGTGAAGCTCAGATGGAAGCCAAAGTTATACGACACAACAACCTTTGGACCGCCACATTCCTTAGCCGATTCTTTGTGCCTCACCAGAATAGTATGCACCTCACGGTCCCTATCCTGGGTAAGGCGCTCGGCAGGTTCAACATGAGAGCCAATAGGAATCAATCTGTCAGCGACGATTTGTACATGGCGTGCAAATCTGTCGGTTACGCTTATGAGTTTCGTTATTTGCCACTGATAAGAGACGTGTTTTTGGAGAGGTTCAAGCATCATTTTCCCCTTGCAATGGCAAAAAACCTGAAAGGGGACTATGACGTCGAGGTGTCTTGGAACGCTAAGGCGGCTGGGGTCACGCTCCGCAACATTACCAAGAAGATCAAGGTCTCCGAAGTTTTGTGCGAGTATGATTTCAACGCTTTTTGCGTCGAGAGATACTCTCTGACTGCCACTGATGTCGTGGACCTTTTCAAGGACGTCGTCTTGTCAACAAGTCTCGTTGACTTTGATGGGATTGTGGTTTCGAAGTTGGCCAAGGACTTTATCTGAATTGGTCAATTGTCATGCTACCTGGATGGGTAGACCGGCAATCGTGTCTTCGGACCGTAATCCACCATCGCTGTCAAAGGCAAAAAAAAAAAAAAAAAAAAAACACCCAAAACGGGAAAGACACAAACAGA